TACCCGAGGTTGACAATGTCCGTCCGTCCGCCGACAAAGGCGTCACGGGTGTACAAGGTCGCCCTCAAGCTTGTCCTCCCGACGCTCGAGCAAACGTCCCCTTCGACGGCTACCGGCATTCAGCCGGCTCCGACGAAGGCGTACGATTGCATGTGCATCATGGAGTTCATGCTGCCTGAGAGGTCTACCTTGGCTGAACGGCAGAAGCTGTTCAGTCAGGTTGCCTCTCTGTTCGCACGTACCATCAACGCCTCAGACAACGTCCCCACCGATTCATCGGGGACGCCGCTTGAAGCAGCGGTGACTACGTTCGAAACCGTGTTCTAACGAACACGTCTGCAGCTTAGACTCTGGAGGATACCATGTCTTCTAAGAAGTATGGTGGTAGATTCCATTCTGGAATCTCAAGCTACCGCGTCTCCAGGGAGCTTAGCTCTCTGGCAATTGAGGAGTTCCTCTCAGCCCTGGATTGTCCTCGCGCGTTAACGGTTCTCATTCTCTTCCGAAATGGAGAGCATGAACAAATCGCTACGCTCGAGTTCGATCCAAAGGATTACAATGATCTTGTAACCCTAAGGGATTCCTACGCTGCCTCTAAGTTTCTGTCGAAGTATAAGGGGTTAACCCTTACACGCGACTTAGACAAAGTGGCAATAGAGAAATTCAAATTATTTGAATCTCTATGTAGGGAGACGAATCGTCGCTTCAAGAACTTACAGCTAGACCGTAAATTTTCCGGTCCAGTCGTTTGGCTGCATCACGCAGTCATTCGTAAAATTGCTAAGATCTTGGGCGACTTTACCGCTGAGGAGTTCTTCTCAATGCCTGACTGGGGTCCTGGCGCTTCTACCCTGATAAAGCGTAGAGAAGCCAGTCCAGCCAAAAAGTTCCGGTGTGAAACCGGAATAACGCGTGATCTGTACTCACTTATTCCATGGGAAACCTTAGAGGTTGTTTATCCTCTTTGGTCCCAACAACTTGTTGATTCGGGTTTTCCGAATTTCCAAGTTGGGAATAAGGTGATCACCGTACCTAAAGATGCGTCTACTAATCGCGTTATCGCCGTCGAACCTGGAATCAACTTGTGGTTCCAAAAGTCCGGTGGTGATATGATCGGCAGGCGTCTCCGAAGGTATGGGGTCGACTTACGCTATCAGTCGAGGAATCAAGAGCTCGCAAGGCTTGGGTCTATTGACCAAAGTCTTACGACTGTTGATCTCTCTTCCGCTAGCGATTCCATCGCGAGAAATCTTGTAGAGGAGATTGTTCCCTCTAGATGGTTTCACGTAATGGATGCTTGTCGATCTCATTATGGTGCCCTTAACAACTCAACTCTGAAATGGGAGAAGTTCTCCAGTATGGGGAACGGCTTCACATTCCAGTTAGAGTCGTTGATATTCTATGCAGCCGCTTCTTGCTGCGCAGAATATCTGCACATTAGCTCTGCTAATGTGAGCGCGTATGGTGACGATGTTGTGTTACCTACCGCCTGTTTTGGGCTTTTCTCAGAGTTGATTGAGTTTTACGGCTTCAGGCTGAATGTCAAAAAGAGTCATTTCGACTCGACATTCCGCGAGAGCTGTGGAGCTCACTTCTCCTCTGGCGTTGACGTTAAGCCAATTTATCTAAAAGATAAAGTGGAGTCCGTTCCATCGGTTTACCGTCTCGCAAACGCGATTCGACGACTTGCCCACAGACATAACTCACGTTATGGCTGTGATGTCAAGTTCCGGACCGTGTTTGAGCTCCTCGTTCATAGTGTTCCGGAAATTTATCGCTTCCGAATACCTAATGAACTTGGAGATGGAGGCTTCATCAGCACTTTAGATGAGGCTTCCCCGAGCCGCGCTCGTCACGGATTAGAAGGGTTCCGTGTTCGAAACGTGGTGGAGGTAAGTAAAACTTACCAGGATGACACGAACGGCTATTTACTAGCCGCTCTTTGGCAGCTTCGTGCTAGCGTAGACCTAGATTTCGGTTTCCGCGAACACTTGGCGGACGTCACGCTTCGGAAACTCGAGAGAGTTCCCGAGGAACGCCATCTCAAGCTAAAAGCGATAGTAACTTTTCTTAATATGAACACTCTGGAAGGACGAAACGCAGTCCCCCTTAGTGGTCGTACTAAGTTCAAGGTTGCTAACAGCTTGAGTCAGCGGTGGTACGATCTCGGCCCTTGGATATAATCTAGGGCTTTCCCCGTCATAGGGGTGGAGGGGATCTCCCC